TATTTACCAGCTCTCGAATTATATAAAACTGAGATTCCTTTTCTGTCGTATGGGACGCAACGTCAAACCGCGTCAACACCTTGAATGTTTGATCACCCGCGAAATGTCCTTCTCGAATCATTTCACCCTTTGAAAAATCCCAAGCGGCATACACGTATGAATCAAGAACCACTAGGCCCTTCTCTACCATGTCAGCAATTACGTCAGTCATGTTTTTGTCGTCTTCGTAGAAATCTAATAGACCTTTTGCGAAGTCCGCTTCTAGTTGAGTCGAGCTATCTGAATTAATAGCCTTTGGGACATATGTCAGCTTTGCTTGCGTAGCTAACGACTTAATCCGTTGCAACAAGCTTTTCATGTGCTGCACTTTGATCTTTGCAGTCGAGCCATTCACGCTTTTCGCTATGCCGAAACCGCCATTGCCGAAGCTGTAGTAAGCATTATACAGCTCTTGTATGACCGACTTTAGTCCAGTGTTTTGCATCCATGTATGGTAAGCAGTCCATTGCGTTTCTATTTCGTTTGCTATCTCTTCGCGCGGCGCAAGTGCCCAATATTCTCTCATCCGAATGCCCTCACAAGTGGGTTAAGCGGCGGCGGCGGAGTAAACATTTCACTCTGCTTTGGTCTCGGCCTTAAATCTGACACCTTATCTACTGATCTTATCGCGTAAATCAAAGCTGCTACTGCATCGCAATGCCCAAGACTTTCTGACCGCTCGAAATCTCTTTTGTTCACCGTCAAAAGCCCGCTCGTTAATGTCGTAATAGTTAGCTTGCATGATTCGTCAATTATAATTTCGTCATTATATAGACAAGCGTTAAGCATTTGCAAGCCAGCAGTGAAATCGTCCTTTTGCGGGAAAGCTGCTTTTAAGCCAAGGCTGGCAACGTCTACCATCGTTTGTCCGTGAGCATCGAGCACAAGCGTGTCACTTCCTGACCACGCCATGAATCCGTTTGCGATAACTGGAGTTGGCGTGTGCGGCTCAAAAACTAGTTCAGCAGCTATCAGTATTTTTCTCAGCGTATGGCAATATCCAACCTTTACGATGACAGTTTTGTCTCTAACTCCGCCGCTGTCTCCTGCGTAAGTCCATCGTATGTGATCGATAGTTGTCGATCCGACGTGATGCTGGCGAAAGTCCGGTGCGACCGCTCTTGAAGCATCAATGACAATTTTGCAGTAAAATTCTCGCTTGGCTGTCGAGCTATGAGCCCCGCCGACCTCGTCGAGAAGTCTTTGCTTTTCTTCATCCGACAAGTCTCCAATTGAATCGATAGTCAGCTCGATGTATGTCCCGCGTGCCTTGGCTTTCGGAATCAGCTCCTTTGCCCAAAAGTGCTCTGGAGACTCAGGCGGAGTGCTTGGAAAAATCAATTTGAAATGCCGTTTCATCGTAGCGGGAACAATTACGGATGTATAAAGATATTGCAGCTTATCAACAAAAGCGGCCTCATCGATGATAAGCAAGTCAATTGCGTTTCCCCTGATGCCGTTGGGATTTTTATCTATGCCTACCAGCCTGATCCGCGAACCATTGGGAAACATCCAAACTTTTTTGCCAGGCGACCATTTTGGACGACAATCGTCAGGAGCTTCTGAAAGCACAGAATCAAAAATTGGCTCAATAAAATTCTCAAGATCAGTAAGGTAGGCAGTTGCATAGCGTACATGAGTTTTTTTTCTTTGCGCTTGCTCGACAGCATAGACCACCGACACAGTGGACTTGCCAAATCTACGTGTAATATTTGGGACAACAATTTCGCGCTGAGTTTTTACATATAGCTCATAGAGCGGCATTTGATACTGATACAAGTACCACGGCGCTATTATGCCCACGCGAAACAATGCCTCACGTGCTGCTAACTGGGTTTCGCCGCTGCTATCCATCTGTCGAGATTTTCCTCAGTGAGTTGGATCGGTGGCTGTTCTTGTATCGTTACTATTTCTTCCATTTTATCAGACTGGCCTAGTAGCTGCTTGCCGAGCCAAATGAGCATCTGAGTATTTTTATTTTCCACAGCGGACTGAAATTGTGCCCGCCGTATCGAGGCTCGGCCTTTACCGCGATGCTGTTCGAGCCATTCTCCTAGCTTGATACCATGTTCCTTCACGCAACGTTTCGCTAGAGTTTCGTCACTGATGCCTTCAATCGCGCAAATCTCTACTACTGTGCAAAATATCGAAGCAAGCTTGCCGACTTTGTCCCAGTCGATCGGACGCGCTGCAAAGCCTGGAGTTTTGGCGTTAGGCCCGTTTTTAATTCCGGTGCGGTTTGAGCCTTGTTTCGGCGGTTGTTTAGGCATTCTTTACGCCGTTCCAATAGACATTTTCTTGCTTAATTTTAGTTACTGTTTTTGTCGAGCTAAATTTTGCTCGTTTGTCCACTGAATAGACTAACTTAAATCTGTCGTCACTAATATTGTACTCGGAAATATAAACCGGAAATTCTCTTGTAGCTGCCCAATCAAGGAACTTTTTGGTATCAAAATTATTTCCGTAGTCAGCCGTGCCAGCGTAAGGCGGATCACAATAGACTACAGAATTAGGTAATATTTCGACCTCATCATAGCTCAATGACGAAAATGACAATTGCTGCAACCGCTCCAACTGCTCCAACTGCTGCAAATGCTCCAAATTCTCCAACTGCTGCAACTGCTTCAACCGCTGCAAAACGCCGATGCTCATTCCTTTATTATTAAACGCTACTTTCTGCCTAAAGTATAATCTTCTCTGCTTTATTGTTTTGGCAATAGCAGGCCACTCTCTAAACCCTAATACCTTAAACGCTGTATCGTCAAACTCGCCGAAAATAACTGCCATATGCATCGATTTTTTATACGCCTCTATTTCTTTACCGAATAAATAGCTCTTTTGATCGCTACCAAAACTCCAACAAACCCGAATATAACAATCATTTAGATTTGCAAAAAAGTCTTCTCTCGAAACCCACGCAGGCTTAAACTTATCATAATTAAAATCACCGGCAATCGCCTTGCGCACGAGGCCAACAATATCGGATTTAATTTCGTTGTAATGAAAATATTTAAACTTATGTCGTTTGTTTAATAGCATGCAGTGACTTATCGAAAAACCCCCGCCGAATAGATCGTAAAAATGATCGGCCTTAGGGAAAATCATAGAAAGTGATTCCGCTATTTTGTCTTTCGATCCCATGTAGGGCAGGCCGAATTTACTCATATTTTAACCTTAAAACCGCGATCATTAAGCTCTTGAAACAGATCTTCCATTTCCGATCTGTCATCAAACGAAACGGTGACAACCATTTTTTGTTCCATGTTTTTTTCTTCATTCTCATCGGGTAGATTCGGCGAGAATTCTAAAATTGGGAAACCTATCAAATCAATATCGAAATCCAACTCTTTAAGCTCTGCTAGTTCGAGTTTCAAAAGATCATTGTCCCAACCAGCGTTAAGCGCCAATTGATTGTCTGCGAGGACATACGCTTTCTGCTGCGCTTTAGTCATGTGCTCAATGCGCAATACCGGCACAGTTTCCATTTCCAGTTTATTTGCCGCTGCTAGTCTGCCATGTCCTGCTATTATAGTATTGAGTCGATCGACAAGAATCGGATTTGTGAATCCAAACTCTCGTATACTAGCAGCGATTTGTGTTATTTGTTTTTCTGAATGGGTTCTCGCATTATTCAGATACGGTATTAACTTTTTCGTCTCGACATACTCAATTTTAAGTTCTTTCTCCAAAACCTCACCCTCACTTTCTAATACTTAACCAAATCACTCGACATTAATTTTTAAACGCCAGTCCGTTACGGATCGATACCATTTCAACTTCCATTTTCTTAATTCTGTCGTCGTCAGAACCAGCTTTGTAATTTTTGAAAGCATCAACTGCGATAAGAGCTACTGCGAAAAAACACTTAGGCCACGATTCAATCTTGTCAATAAATTCCATTTCACTCTCCACTAAATTGCTTCCATAGTTTTTTGATTACGCCCGACACCGCGCTGGCTGGTAGATCCGCTGCTCTGCTAATTTCAGTCTTCGATATTACGATGCCCTCGACAATTTTGAGCTCCCAGGCCACAGCTAAAATCGGTGCGACTTTCTCAATCAGATACGCCGTCCCTGTATAAACCTTGTGCTTGTCATCGATCGCTAATCGCTTCTCCGGCTTAAGCGCCATCTTGTCTCCTTTTGCTTTTTATTCTGTGGATAAGCTACCATGTCTGTGATTTAATTATAGCAAAATTTGCACAGTTGATTTTAACTCGAGAAAAGAGCTTGTTTTGCCGAAACACAAACCGCTGATCCGCGCTGGCAAAAGTGTCGGCCTCACCTACGAGGAAGCACGAAAAAAAAACCGAGCACGTAAGCATCGTTTCTCGTGCGTATCAAACTGGGTTTCTCCTGCGTTTACGTTGTCGAGTAATAGCTCAGTATTCCTGATCCGCTGTGCTCTTATCACTGTCGAAGTTTGCTTATCAAAAGGAAATGTCTTCGATATTTCATTCTACCCGATCGCTGGTGCGCTGAAATATCAAAACTGTCGCGGAATTAATCACCGTGCTGCGCTGGTCAACTTTCTGTCAGCTCGCTACGAAACAGAAAATGATCTAAAATCCGACTTCGCTTAAATCTTCTGCCGGCGTCTCCATCTCTGCTTTTCTACCTTGCCTACAAAACGCACTGCCGGCCAACAGACGCCTCGACCTGAGGCGAAGTTGTCATCCATTCAAAAAATCATCCAGCACCTGGCTTCGCTCAATTTTCTTCTCGAAAAAAAACAAATCCGCAAAATCTTGTTCCGCCATTTCTTGATAAGTAGCATCGCGCTGGTTGGCGATTCCGATCAAATATTTCGAATACGGATCATCTGACATTTGATCATGCATATCTTCCAGCTCGATTTCCATTTGCGTTAATTCTGCCAGCAGTTCTGCTTTGGTTTTCAATTAAATCCGCCGTCACAAAATTTACTAATATCAAGCCGTGCCGAAATTTTCTCCCGACCTGTATCGCCGCCTCTATTTTTTGCAATACTAATTATCGCAGCATTTTCTTTTTTTAAATCGTCACTACTTCGGTCAATAAAAATTACTACATCTGCATCCTGTTCGATCGAACCTGATTCTTTTAGGTCCGATAGCCGTGGCTCTCTTGGCTTTTCTCCTTTGTCTCCGTCTCTATTTAATTGCGCCATCACCACAACCGGGATTTTTAATTCTTTTGACATTCTTTTTAATTCTCTTGTCATGTAATTTACTTTAAGTCGAAACGATTCTTGTTTTTTAGACGTTTCTAGCAGCGTTAGGTAGTCTATGAAAACAATGTCCAGCTTTCCTTTCATTTTATCCAACTTACAGCGCACGTAAATCTCTTCTAAACTAATTTGACAGTCATCATGA